AGAAGCATCAACTTCATCCAGCTGAACTTCGTGGCAGTTAGAAGCGGTGTAGCCTTCGATGAAATCGTTGGTCGTTTCTAATAAATACAAATAGTTAAGTCAGGAGACTATAATGGCTTTTAATATTAATCAATTTCGTGCTGAGATGAAGAACGACGGCGCTCGCGCCAACCTCTTCGAAGTTGAACTAACTTTCCCTAATTATGTTTTGAACAGCAAGCGTGCTGCTGAAAGTTCGAAGTTTATGTGCAAGGCTGCACAAGTACCTGGGTCGACGATTGGTATCGCCCCAGTACAGTACTTCGGGCGTGAAGTAAAGTTTGCTGGCAATCGTACATTTGCTGACTGGACCGTAACCATTCTTAACGACGAAGACTTCCTAATCAGAAGTGCCTTCGAGCGTTGGATGAATGGTATCAATAGCCATGCAGGAAATCAACGTGACCCAGCTGCTCTTAACCTAAACTCGCAACCAGGTAATATTGGTGGCTACGGTACACAGGCTAAGGTAACTCACTACGGCAAACTTGGCGGTAAGGCTGCTACATACAATTTCATTGGTATGTTCCCAACCGATATCGCGCCAATTGATCTAGACTGGGGCAACAACGATGCTATCGAAGAGTATAGTGTTACCTTTGCTTACCAGTGGTGGGAAGCGCAACCAGGTGACAATACTCGCCGTATCGCTTAAGATTTTAATAACTAAATTTATAATGAGGAATATTTTGAATGGCTATTAATCTCTTTGGCTTCGAGCTTGTTCGTAGTAAGAAAAGTGAAGCAACTCAGGTGCAGCCCCAACTGGCTGCACCTGTTGCTGATGACGGTGCCGTTAATATCACCTCTGGTGGTTACTTCGGCACATACCTAGATCTTGAAGCCAGCTTCAAGAACGAAGGAGATCTTATTACGCGCTATCGTGAGATAGCGATGCAGCCTGAACTTGAAACTGCAATTGACGATATCGTCAATGAATCCATCGTCCACGATACAACTGGCAAATCTGTCACTATTATCCTGGACGATTTGGAGCAGCCTGAAAAAATTAAGAAAGCAATCCGCGAAGAATTTGATAATGTTCTTCGCTTATTAAACTTTTCTAATTTTGGACAAGATGTATTCCGTAATTGGTATATCGACGGTCGTTTGTTCTATCAAGTTTTGCTTGACCAAAAGCAACCAAGACTTGGGATTCAAGAACTAGTTTATATCGACCCTCGCAAAATTAAAAAGATTCGTGCGGTCAATAAAAAGAAAGACCCTCGCACGGGCATCGAAGTTGTAGACGGTGTAACAGAATTTTACGTCTATAACGACAAGGCGTCGACGCAAGGTCAGACGCTTGTAACTTCAATGAATGACACATCTGTTAAAATTGCTGTTGATGCTATTGTTAACATTAACTCTGGTCTAATGGATGCCAAGCGTAGCATGGTTCTATCATACTTACATAAGGCTATTAAACCACTCAACCAATTAAGAATGGTTGAAGATGCTGTTGTTATCTATCGATTATCCCGCGCACCTGAACGTCGTGTGTTCTACATTGACGTTGGCAACATGCCTAAGTTGAAGGCTGAGCAATACTTGCGCGATATTATGACAAAGTTCCGCAACAAGGTTGTCTATGACCCATCTACGGGTGAAGTAAAAGACGACCGCAAGTTTATGTCGATGATGGAAGATTTTTGGATTCCCCGTCGCGGCGAAGGCAAGAACACCGAAATCACTACACTCCCTCCTGGTCAAAACCTTGGTGAGATGGGTGACGTTCGTTACTTCGAAGAAAAATTATACAAGTCGCTCAATATCCCTATTGGTCGCCTAGTTCCACAAACTGGTTTTTCTCTTGGACGTTCATCCGAAATTACCAGAGACGAATTGAAGTTTAACAAGTTTATTGAAAAACTTCGCAACAAGTTTAGTCTATTGTTTGATGAACTCATGCAGCGTCAACTTGCTCTCAAGGGCATTTGCTCTGTTGATGAATGGGAAAAGTTGCGCGAAACCATTCACTATGACTTCTTGAAAGATAACAACTTCACCGAACTTAGAGAAGCAGAACTATTGGCTACACGCTTGCAACTCATGTCGCAGGTTGATCCATATGTCGGCTCATACTTCTCTAAGGCATGGGTCAAGAAGCACGTTCTTCATTTTGATGAAGAAGGTGTTGAGAGAATGGAAGAAGAAATTGAGCAAGAAGCCGCTGAAGCACCAGCTCCTGTGCCTGGAGGACCAGGGATGCCGATCCCACAACTCGGTCAGCCACCACTAGGAACACCTGGAGCGCCAGCACCACAAGATATCAATTCTGCATTCTCTGCAGAAGTACCTAAATAAACTATAATTCTTTTTGGAGACATCGATGTCCAAACTACTATCAGAAGAAATTGTTGAAGCCGTAACACTTGGTGACAAGGAAGGCTTCATGTCAGCATTCCATTCAGCACTTGCCGCAAAGGTAAGTGATGCTTTAGAAATCAAGAAGGTTGAAATTGCATCAACTCTTGTTGCTCCTGCTTCTAATGAAGTAGTTGAGGAAGAAGTCGAGCAGCTTGATGAACTTCGCCCAGCAACATATTGGAATGCTGCTGAAAAAAGAAGAACCCAAGCTGCCGCTATGAAGACCATGAATCGAAATGATGATGCTGACAAATTAGATCAAAGAGCTGAAAAGCTGTCAAATACTGGCGACGAAAGAGCGCGTGATAGACAATATAATGCGGTTCAAGATGCAAAAAAGAGAATTCTTTCTGCAGCCACTAGAAGATCGTCAGGCATAAGCACAAAACACATATTCACTAAGGCTAATGGTGAAACAGTATACGACAAAAGAAATGAAGAAGTCGAAGAGATCGACGAAGCCAAGGGTGAATCTCGCATTTCTTGGCGCGCAAGAACTCCAGAAGAAATTGCTAAGAGCGACAAGCGTCGTAAAGTAAAGGTTACTTCTGCTGAACTCGAAGCACGCGCTAGAGCAAGAAGAGCCGAAAAGAGCGAATAATGAAATTTAAGGATCTTCGCCAAAACCTTTTGACAGAAGCCCAACTGGACCATGCGCAGCAAATTACTGCGCTGGTTCGTAAAGGTTTGCTGCGCGCAAATGAATTGCCAACTCTTAAGATGGCTTTGATGCGACAGCAGCGTAGTGGTAATAGCGACCCTGCTAAGTTACCACGTTCTCAGAGAGAAGTTCTTGGACGTTACAATGCTGCACTTGCTGGCGCTGTATACGGATCAACATCGGCTATGCAAGCAACAGGTAGAAATCTCCAAAAGAATAGTTTTGAACCTGAGCGCACAGACTTTGTTCTTGAAGCGGCAAGTCTTCCTAAAGATCCTCCAATGATTATGGTTCTAAAGCGCAAGGGTATTCGCATCTTTCCTGACGGTAAGAAGGTTGCTCTCTACACTAATGACCAGCTTGGTTTGACTTTTACTGTGCCATATGTTGGTGGTGAAACGTCTAATCAAAATGTTATGACTGGCGTTCAAGAAGAAGTTGATTATGGCGACGAGATGCTCAATGAAAACATCAAGCGTCTTAGATTTGCTTCGAACAAAGGCGGCAAGCCAGTCAGCGTTAATTTTAAAACTGGCGATAATATGAAGGTAGATCCTATCACTGCTAAAGCGATAACTAGATTACATTCACAACTATCACCAGAAAACAAGATAACGCTAGTTGACAAGATTTCAAACGATCCTGATAGTTTTAAGAAAGTTGCATCATTTGCTCATAAAAATCTTACCTACAAAGAAAAGTCCGAGAAATGAGCAGCGAACTACTTGAATCAGTAAAGATTGCAATTCTTGAAGGAAGAATCAAGGTTGTTCGCGCACGTGTTCGTGGCGGTAAGATCCAACGTCGCAAGAAGGTGAAAGATCCTTCTCTTGCTGGCAAATATAAATTGGTTGGCGGAAAAATTGCACGCGAAACTTCAGCTGAAAAGATGAAGAGAAAGCGCGGTGCTAGAAAAGGTGCTATCAAGCGTAAGGCAAAAGCTGCTCGCGCAATGATAGCAAGAAAAAGATCTCTTAGAAAAAGAGCAGCAATAGGACTATAATCTAATGAAACTAATTAGAGAAACAGTAGAAGAAGTGCAAGTCATCACCGAAAGTAAAAACGGTGTTAAGACTCTTTTCATCACTGGACCATTTCTTGTTGCCGAGAAGGCAAACAAGAACGGACGTATCTATAGGTCGGAAACTCTTGCAAAAGAAGTCGGCAGATACAACGAAGAATATGTAACAAAGGGTCGCGCATTTGGCGAGCTTGGGCATCCAGATACTCCAAGCATCAATCTAGATCGCGTATCACACCTTATCACCAACTTGAAGCAAGAAGGCAACATTTGGGTTGGTAAGGCAAAAATTCTTGAGACACCAATGGGTAAGATTGCCAAGAGCCTTATGGAAGGCGGCGCTTGCTTAGGTGTATCATCACGTGGCATGGGTTCACTCAAAGAAGTGAACGGTGTTAATGTGGTGCAAGATGATTATTATCTTGCCACAGCGGCGGATATTGTAGCGGATCCATCCGCACCAGGTGCTTTCGTTCAAGGTATTATGGAAGGCAAAGAGTGGGTTTGGGATAACGGTGTTGTCAAAGAACTTAACATCAACGAATATTACAACCAAATTAAGAACGCAAAGCAAAAACAGATTGACGAAATCTCATTGAAAATCTTTGAGAACTTTTTGTCAAAACTTTAATTTATATAAATAAATTTACTTCTTTAGGAGTTACACCAAATGAGCAAGACATTAGCAGAATCCGCCGCTGAAATCCTCAAGGCATCAATGAGTGCTGCAGGAAAGGAACCAGCAGCAACCATGTCACCAGAGGTTGAAGACCTTGGTGGCTCAACAAACGACAATCCAGCAGGTCTTTCGACTGGTGCTGCCGCATCAGCAAAAGCAAAGATGGCAGCGAAGCCAGGTGCTCCTGGAGTACCAGCTGAAGGCACCAAGAAGATGGCTTCTGAAGAATCGGAAGAATCAGAAGAAGATGTTCTTTCTGAAGAAGACGAAATCGAATTAACAGAAGAAGAACTAGACGAATATCTCGATTCTTTGACAGAAGAAGAACTAGAAGAAATGATTGCTGAAGAAGAACTTAACGAAATCAGTAAAGATAAAATCGGTCAAGCTCTCGCACAAGCTGACGCTAAAAAAGACGATGCATATGATGCAGGTGATCAAAAAGCAGGTTACGCCTACCATACGCAAGCAATGAGAATTAAAGCAGCTGCTAATAGAGCAGGTAAGGGGAATCTTTCATTAGTCAAGCAGAGAAAGATGGCTAACATGGAAGAAGAAGTTGAAATTGACGAAGAAGCCGAAAGAGCAGCATACAAGGCAGGCATCGTTGCAAAGTACAGAGGCTCGATGAAGGAAGATGTTGATGCGCTATTCAATGGCGAATCTCTATCTGAAGACTTCCGCGTCAAAGCAACTCTAATCTTCGAAGCAGCTGTTCAGTCTCGCGTAGAAGCAATTCTTGAAGAAATTCTTGACGAGAACGACGCAGTTCTTGAGGAAGCAATTGCTAATGTTCAGGAAGAACTTTCTGAGCAGGTTGACGACTACCTCAACTATGTTGTTGAAGAGTGGGTCGACGAAAATCAAGTTGCTATCGAAACAGGTCTCCGCGCTGAACTCGTAGAAGACTTTATCGGCGGACTAAAGAATTTGTTTGCAGAACACTACATCGATATTCCTGACACCAAGGTTGACATTGCTGAAGCCCTAGCTGCACAGGTTGCAGAACTACAGGAAGAAGCCGAAGAAACCGAAGAAGTGTTAGCAAGTCTTGTTGAGGAACTAAGTTCCGTCAAGAAGACAGAAGCAATTGCTCGTATTTGCGAGGGTCTAACCCAAGTGCAAGCCGAGAAAATGAAATCGCTCGCAGAGGGCGTGGAGTTCACCGCAGAAGGTGATTTTGATAATAAGCTCGCAGTAATTCGCGAGAACTACTTCCCATCTAGAGTATCAGTGAATAGTGAGGTTAAAACTCTTCAGGAGACGTCTGTTGAAGAGCCAGAAGTAGCAGAAGTTCCTTCATATATGAGACATTATGTTAACGCAATTTCAAAGACGGCGCCAAACGCCTAATTTTTAGAACAAAGGAATCACTAAAATGTATCTTAACGAAACATACACAAAGAAGTGGGCACCTGTTCTTGACCACGCAGAACTCCCAAAGATTACTGACCAATACAAGCGCGCAGTAACCGCATTAGTTCTCGAGAATCAAGAGCGTGCCCTATTAGAAGAGCATCGTTCGATGAACAACCTATGGGAAGTAAACACCAGCGGCGGTCTATCGCCAGGTGCTTCCATGGGTGCAGGTCCACAAGGCTTGTCATCTGTTTCAGGTGCAGCAGTTGCTGGTTTCGACCCAATCCTAATCGGTTTGGTTCGTCGTGCACTTCCAAACCTAATGGCATATGATATCTGCGGCGTTCAGCCAATGACTGGTCCAACAGGACTAATTTTCGCAATGCGTTCGCAGTATGGTAATACTGCTGGTGCAAATGCTGCTACCTACTCTGGTGAGGCTCTCTTCAACGAAGCAAACACCAGCTACGGTGCAACAGCTGGTGCAAACCCACTAGCAACACTAAACGCTAATATTGCTGCTGTTGAACTAGCAAATACTGGTACAGGTCTATCAACTGCTACAGCTGAAAATGCTGAACTCAGCTACATGGGCTTCCAGATCGATCGCGTTGCTGTAACAGCCAAGACCCGTGGTCTACAAGCTGCTTACACACTCGAACTCGCTCAGGACCTCAAGGCAATCCACGGTCTAGACGCAGAAACAGAGTTGACAAACATTTTGTCGACAGAAATTCTTGCTGAAATTAACCGTGAAATTGTTCGTACAGTCTACGCAACCGCTTCTATCGGTATCGTAAGTGCTGCAACTGCATCGATCAACCTTGCTAATTCAACAGCAGGAACAGGTTACGGTGCTGATGGCGTATCTGGTCGCTGGCAGGTTGAGAAGTACAAGGGTCTAATGTTCCAGATCGAAAGAGCTTCGAACAAGATCGCTAAGGATACTCGTCGCGGTAAGGGCAACATGCTAATCGTCTCTACAGACGTAGCATCGGCTCTTTCAATGACTGGTCTTCTAGACTACAACTCAGCTCTAAGCAACAACACTAACCTAAATGTTGACGATACAGGTAATACCTTTGCTGGTACTCTGTTTGGTCGCATCAAGGTTTATGTTGACCCTTACTCAGTAACTGGCACTGACTTCGTCATTGTTGGTTATAAGGGTAGCACACCTTACGACGCTGGTCTGTTCTACTGCCCATATGTACCTCTACAGATGGTCCGTGCGATTGACCCATACACCTACCAGCCAAAGGTTGGCTTCAAGACCCGTTACGGTCTAGTTGCAAATCCATTTGCTACTTCAGCAGGTACTGGTGCTCTTGCAAACAATAGTAACTTCTACTATCGCAAGTTCCAGGTGTTGAGCATCAACGCGATCTAATAATCGCTTGAAATATTGCCAAATTATAACAATGAT